CGCGCATTCATAGAAGTAAGTCGTGCCCACTAGTTACGCTTAGTGCCAGCTCCAGTTGGGGTGCCGGCATGTCCGGTCCGTCTATCCCATCCTCCTCGGAGGTGGGCTACCCGCCGTCAGAAGCGGGTTCCACATACCCTCGTCGCCCGTCGACGGCGGCTGCGTCTGCGATGTCGGAAGATGTCGATGGCGCCTCGTCGGTATCTTTTGACCGTCTAGGGGAAGGGGTTATCCGAGCTTTCGGAGACCCTGTGGGGTGCGATCCAGCACGCCCCTCATTCCGGCATGTTGGGGGCAGATTCGTAACAGAATCTGACACCCTCATTGCCAATCAGATGGCCGAGATGTACCGACCTGGCGTCATGGGACCGGTGTTTGCTGGACTTTGGGAAAGGTTTACACGTGCATTTGTTGCACGTGTGCCCAGGTCGGCTAACCGAGTCTCACAGCGCTTGGTTTCCGAGATCGACGATCCGGCGGATGAAGGTTTCTGTGTCGATGACACGGTGCGTGATAAAACCACCACGCCAATTGTCATTGACAATTCCTTATTCCCCGGTTCTGATGGTCTTGTCGAGAGACATCGGCGGGAGCGGTTCGTCTCGGCAAATGCGGTCTTGGCTAAGGCCAAATTTGGCCCGTTACGGCGCACCGATGCTAATCTCCTGATGGTACGTAAGTACTTGATGGATCAGATGAGGTCACACGGTGTGCGCCCCAGTCATATCGGGGCACTCTGCGATAGAGCTGCGGAATTGTCATTCATTCCATCAGCAGCAGAGATCGTTAACCGGCAGCTGAGAGCGTCCGCTGTATATAGGCACAGGCTAGGGCAGATGAATAGGCGGTGGTGGTCAACCTGGTTCTGGGAGAGGCCGTTTTGGTACTCTTCCCCAGAGCTGGAGTTTGGCCAACAATAGGGCTGCCCGGCCGAGCGGCCTGGGTTCGAGGCATATCGTCCAGAGATGACTCACCCACGTCTGAAGGTCACGAGGTACGTGGGGGCCCAAACTAAGGATCGAAAGTTCTATGTCGTTAATGGGTGGTCCCCTCCTATCGACATTTCGGTCCATAATGCCGGTGTAAATAACTTCGTCGGGGGGGTTTTGACGCGGGTGCTGTATATCAAGACGCCATCAGGTCTTGCTGCCCCGCCTCAAGCCCTACCGAATGCTTTTGACGCCATGTCCGATGTCCGAAGACGGGTCGTGTCCCTCGTGCCCCCGACCACCTGTATTGGCTACCAGGAATTCTTGGAATTATATACGGGTCGCAAGCGCAAAAGGTACGAATCCGCCGTTGAGAGCCTCAAAGCGAGGGGTGTTGACCAACGGGACGCCATAGTCGAAGCATTTGGGAAAACTGAGCGGGTCAATCTAACTCAGAAGCCTGATGTGACACAACGCATCATATCACCACGTGGTGCGCGTTATTGCACTGAAGTAGGGCGGTTTTTAAGAGTCCTAGAACCAAGAATAGTCCACGCTGTAAATACACTTATGGGCGAATGTACCATAGTCAAGGGGTTAAATGCATCTGGGGTTGGGAGAGCCATTAGAAGGAAGTGGGAGACTTTCCTTGATCCCGTTGCCGTGCCTTGTGATGCCACGAAGTTCGATGCGTGCGTCGGAGTAGCTGCGTTGGAATGGGAACACTCGGTCTACTTGCGATGTGTACCACCATCGGAGCGCGACGCGCTTGGTCGACTTCTGTCTTGGCAAATCAAGAATCGGGTAAGGGCGTTTTTGCCTGACGGCCGCGTGGATTACACTGTCGACGGGGGTAGAATGAGTGGTGACATGAACACCGGAATTGGGAACTGCTTGCTGATGACGTCAATGATGTGGTCTTTTTTACAACACATTGACGTAACTGGCGCCCTCGTGAATAACGGGGATGATATAGTGGTAATCATGGAAAGGTGTCAAGTCCGCCGTTTCCTCCGCGCAGTTAAAGGTTGGTTTCTCGCGTTTGGATTCTTGATGAAATTCGAGGATCCCGTTGACACACTAGAGGG